ATGCTTAATGAAGAGCAGGCAAAGGAGGTAGCATTGCTACATAAAATCCAATTTGCAGTAGAAACAGTGGACGTCTCTAAATTCTATGAGGCAATTATTTTATATTCGATGGAATATGATTGCACTGTTCCTAACGGGGTAGTAAATCTTGTTGAAGCACAGGAGAGAAAAGCTACACAAGATGAACTAAAACAGGTAATGCAGGAAATAGCAATACCTGTAATTAACAGCATTAGAACAAGCAAAAAATGTGAATAAGAATTTTTGCTTTTTAATAGATACATTGTGGAAAATATATAATATTAATTAAAAATAGAAGGGATTATTCCCTTCTATTTTTGTAAAAAGAAATACACTTCTAACTTGTCATTTTCCTTATCGTAAACACAATGATCCACAACGCTTCTAATAGCGTTAGCCCTGGTTAATGTATCTTTAGAAGTATCCTTGATGATGCCTAGAACAGATGTTATATTCTGAAGCATTTCATCAGAGGAATCAGCTTCAGATGTTTTAAGAGAATAAAGCTGTGCTTCCAGAGCCTTCCTCTCGTTATCGATTATCTGTTTATTCTCTTTATACTCATCTATGGTGTCTATACCATCTCTATAAGCCTGTTTTATCCGGGCTTCTTTATCACTAAGCTTAGAGATCTGATTAAGAATCATATCCTTGTCATTTGCATTCGCTTCATTTGAAGGTTTTTTGAGTTCATAGTGCAATTCATCCGGATTTTGCATTACACGGTCAAATGCTTCATATACAGCTTCCTCAAGGGCAGCAGTCTTGATAAAGTGACTATGAGAACATTTTCCTTTGTTGTAATTACCACATTGGTAGCGGGTAGCATTAAGCCCGGCAATAAGTGAAGCACCACAGTCGGAGCATTTAACAATTCCACCAAGCCAGTGCTTCATGTGTCCAGCTGCTCTTGCTTTATAAGGACGGCTTCTTAAAGCCATAAGGTGCTGTACCTCGTCCCATGTTTCTTTGTCAATGATTGCTGGGTGTTTACCCATAACAATAATCCAGTCACCAACATCCTTAATAGTATGGTCATCGTGCTTCTGTCTGTTCCAACGTACAGCTCCGTAATAGAATGGATTGCTCAATATATATTCAACTGTTCTGCCTTCATAGGCTGCACCTCGTTTTGTTTTATATCCAAGAGCGTTAAGCTCTCTGGCAATTTCTAAATAACTGTGGCCGGCAACGTATTCTTTATATATCTTTCTTACAATTATAGCTTCAGGTTCATATATGTAAGGTATGCCAGTATCCTTATTCATTCGGTAACCAAGTGGAAGAGAGGATTGGTAGCCACCTCTTAGGGCTTTTTCTGTCATACCTCTAAGGACTTCTCCAGATAGACGGATAGAATAATATTCGTCCATCCATTCAATTATTCTTTCAATGAGGCTTCCGAAAGGACCGTCAATGAGTGGTTCTGATATACTTACGACCTCTACATTGTTCTTTTTTAACAATGACTTATAAACAATAGATTCTTCCTGATTACGGGCAAATCTGCTGAATTTCCACACAAGAATAATATCAAAAGGGTGTTCCTTGCTTTTAGCAAGACTAATCATTTTCATAAATTCAGGTCTTTTATCAGCTTTTTTTCCAGAGATACCATTGTCTATATAAATATTTTCAGCAAGAAGAGACATATTATGTTTTTTAGCATAATCTATCAGGAGCCGCTTCTGTGCATCAGGAGAGAGTTCTTCTTGCTTGTCTGTAGATACACGAATATAAGCACATGCTACTTTCATGTTTGCAATATCTGTAGCCATATTAACCATCCTTTCTGTAAAATATATGCGAATTGCACCGGTGCAACTCTAAAAATGGGTATAAAAAATACACCTACTTGCAAAAGCGGTGTTCAGAATGATATAATATGGCTTGTTCAGGGCGGTATTATATCATAGGCACTGCTTATGTAAGTATCGTGGTAAAAGCTCTTGTGTTGGTAGCACAGGGGCTTTTATTTTAAGTAATGTAAAAATCTATTTATCTTAATAGATTTAGAATAAAAAGCTATTAGATACATATGTGTACAAGGTAATTTACTGGATTCAAATTCAGGACAGGTGCATTGCTTTAAGCTTGCTCTATATTTACCAAAACGCCCAGCGGCTAACTTCTTATCTATGTAAAAGCTGCCATTATATTTCATTGCAGCATCCTGCTTTTGTATCTGCTCTGGTAGAGCATGTATATCATTATCAAAATCCGGCCAGTTAAGGACCTCACATCTTCCGTATATTTTCATTCAAATAGCTCCATTACATAAAGTGTAGGCTGAAATCCTATAACATAATTATCAACCTGTACATATAAACCGTATTTAGAACGATAACAATCAATTGCATCCTGCAGGAACTGCTCTGTTACATCTAAATGTTCTGCCATATCGTGTAGAGTCAGACATCTGTTTTTGTAACAATCAATAAGCCCTCGCAGACCAACTTGCCTATTAAAAGCCCATAGACGCGCTCTTGCTTCCTGCTTTCTATTACTAATATCAGACATATCAAGGATATTTCCAGATGATGTATAGAAATGACCTAGTTCCTCAGCTAGGACACAAGCTTTTTCTTTTTGCGTAGGCAAATCTTTTTTAATTGCAATCCTGTTACCTCTTATTCTGCCAGCGTTTGCGGAAAGAGACTTCTCCCTTGTAATTAGATTGTTATTATCTGCTTCAATAAGTAATTCTTCGTAATTCAATTAAATCCCCTCTTTAAACTATTTCCATTCATCATCGTTATCCATAATGTCATTATCGTGTTCCTGATCTTTTTTAGAAGAATTAGGAAGCTCATGTGCAGCATTAAGCATGTTATCATCTGCAGCATACTCAGGAATATATGTTAATTCTTCAATACGTTTGGCAGCCTCTTCCTTTCCTTTGATATTTAATAATTCTAAATATTTAAGCATCCTATTAAAGAAAACAGGATTATCAATAAGTTGATCGCTTTCGGGTTTATCTGAATCTAAATTCAGTAAAAAAGATGGTGTTACATTTAATGCTTTTGAAAATGCTAGTATTTTACTTTGAGGTAAGTCAACTTTTCCAGCCTCTATTTTTGCGACAGATGTTTTATCTTTATACCCAACAAGTTCAGCAAGTTGGGATTGAGACAACTCTTTATTTTCACGCAAACTTTTAATTTTTGCTCCTATTTTAGATTGCAAGTCCATTATTAGCACCGCCTTTCTTGATTTAAGTGTATATTATCATAAATGTGAATTTAATTCAACATTTTTGTAAAAAATAGTTGACAGACATTCAACTCTAATGTATTATTATGTTGAGTTGAATGACATTCAACTTGGAAAGGAGGAATTAAGTTGACAGATACAGTTGCTTTAAAGGGCGCAATTAAGAACTCGGGGATGTCAGTTACTTATATAGCCAATATCCTAGGAATAACAAGAGGCGCACTATATAAGAAGCTTGATAATATAACAGAATTCAAAGCGTCAGAAATTGTTTTACTAAAAAAGATTTTAAATCTTTCAGATAAAGAAAGAGATGATATTTTTTTTAATGTAAGAGTTGAATGACATTCAACTAATAAAGATACAAGGAGGTGAGAGTGTGAAGGGACAGGTTAATTATGTCAAATGGGTTAATCCCAATATATACAACTCAGTAACACTGGCAAGCAAGTCAATGGAAACTGATGAGTACAACGGGCTGGTTAGTGAAATATTACATTTAACAAATCAGCACAGCTTATCAATATCAGATTTAGAAAGCTTCTTTAAGCAAATGATGGAAGATGTAAAAAAGAACATTGTTCCTGAATTAAAAGAATCTGATTCAGGAGAAATTAAAGAAAAGGTTGAAAAGGAATTTTCTAATCGTCTGAGAGGATATGCGACACCATCACAGCATGTACAGCCAATTATAGATGTAATTGAAACATTGACAGATAGAGGACTGTCAGTTGAACTTGCACAGGCTGTTTTAAATGATGCCGCAAAAATCATCACATTAATAACAAATGTTTAAAACTTATATTTAATATGATTTTCCGTGTAATACTTGTTTGCAATTTGGTAAGCCTCTAAATACTTCTGAGAAAAGTCTTTAGCGAAGCCTTCTGTTCCAGAATTATTAATATATTCTGTCATATTAGATGAAACGAAAGCTCTGGCAGTTTCGAGTGCAACAGTATCACAAAACGATATTTTATCCATAACAAACTCCTTTCGTGATTACTCGGCTACGGCAATAGCCTGTAATTAGAGTATAGGAGCAAAAAAGCATTTGTACAAGGATTTTAAGAAAGGAGCAGGCAATGATTATAAGAACTGAATATGCCAATTTTGGCAGACCGGAAGATTTACTCCGGTATATGCAGGAAGAAAATATTGAGGTTGTAACAGTAAAGTCGGAATACTGGGGAGCCAAGCTTGCTCCTATGAGAATGACACAGAAAGATGTAGAAGATTGGGTGAAAATGAAGGAGGATTGAATGAATTACATATCAGTAGCAATAACAGTAATTACTTGTTTAACAGTATTGGCTTTATGTCATGAACCTAAAGACCGTAAGTAGCATATAAAACATAAAGAGCCATGAGGTGAGAGAGTGAATATAGTTATAAAGATTATAGATGGGGAGAAGATAATAGATTTCTCAACCCTGGATGAGAATAAGAAGAAAGAATACGGACAGCGCCTCAATGAGCAAGGGCTAAGTGCTATGGGGTATGTCCGTAGTAAGGAGGCAAGATGAGAGACATAGGTTTGATAATTGCATACAACAGGCGCATTAATGCGGCGGTAGACGATAGACGCATTGAAGATGCAGCTAAGTGGATGTGCAGATTACATAAGTTAGAAAATAGAAATGGAGTTCCAGTGGGGAGTTATAGACTCAGGGAGGTGTAAATGACTAAAAGTACATATTTGGGAAAGTGCATGTATTGCGGGCAGCAGGCAATGCTTGAGATTAATGATGATATTGTAGCTTCATATGAAGACAAACCAGATGATTGGGATACATACATTTCAGAGGAAGCGACTAAGATTTGCAAATGTGAAGGCGCAAGAGCATGGTGGAATGTAGAAAGGCGAGTGCGTAAGGCAGAAGACGAGTGCCTGAAGCTTGCTAACAGTGAACAGATAGGAGAGGTACTGAAAGCTGCAGTAAGACCTGTTATGAGAAGTGAGTTTGATAAGCTCACAATTAAAGATGGGGGGGGGTTACCTACAGTGTGTATCTTGATAGTGATGAACGCCTTCATGTCCGTAGAGAACATAAGGTCACAGAAGATAAGACAGAGTAAATAAAAAGAGCCGCTTGGAGAAGCGGCTCGAACCAAATCGACAAGTTGCGTAACAACTTGAATACATAATAAATCATTTTAAGAATAAAGTCAATATTTGATGTGAATATCAAGAAAAATAATGGGGAGAAATCCCCATAAAAACTTGATTGTATTAATTAAGTTAAGAACCAAGGAGACAATTTTTAATGCCATACATAAAGGAAATATGTATAGCAGGTAGCGTAATAACAATAAGACGATATCACACCCTTAGATATAACTGTCGAGGGGAAAGAAGGGAGAGCCGGGAGAAGGTAACAACAGCGAAACAGGAAACTATAAACCGGAGACTGGCAGAAAGGAAGCTGGCGGCAAAGATGAATACCAATTTTACAGATGAGACAGGAATGTTGGTTACATGGACTTATGCCAGGGAGAGCCGACCTCCCACGCCTGATGATATGACAGTAGATATTCGCAATCTGCTAAAAGCTTTGAGGAGAGAATTTGAGAACATTGGTCCTCTAAAGTACATCTATGTTAAAGAGATAGGAAGCAAGGGAGCGCATCATATTCACATGATCATGAGTGTATGTGATGTGCGTGTGTTAAAGAGATGTTGGAACAAAGGGTTTGTCCATGTAAAGCCGCTGGACAGTGACAATGACTACACAAGAATTGCTCAGTATTTTGTTAAGTATGCAAATAAGACAGAGGGGACTCTTGGCAGAAGAATAGGTAAGCGATGGAATTCTTCAAGAAATTTAAAAGAGCCAGTGATTGTAAAACAGGTAGTTAATGCAAATACGTTTGCAGATAAAACAAGGAGAAGCACAATACGCAAATATGAGAAACAAGGATATTACATGGTTAAGGATTCTGAGAGAACCGGAATATCTGAGATGGGCTTTAGATACTATGAAGCCAAGTTCCGACGACATAAAGGAAGGGAGTGTGGTTAGTGCAGAAAGTAGATGTTTATATAAAAACAAGTGCAAGAGGACCAGCAGTCCGTAAGCATGTAGCATACATGTATGTCTTAAAGATAGTTATTAATGGCAAGGAATTTGTCCGTAATGGAAAAGGCACACTTGAGAATGTAACAGAGAACCAGGCAACACTGCAGGCAATAATACATGCACTTATGCGTTTCCATGAAAACTGTGAAATACGCATAAATACAGAATGTGAGCATGTGTTAAACAGTTGTAGAAATGCTTGGCCACAACAGTGGGAAAAGGACGGTTGGAAGAAAAAGACAGGCAAGCCAGTAAAGAATGCGGATTTGTGGCAGCAGTACCTAAATGTAAGCCGAGGACATGTTATAAGCTGGTCGGATGAGCCGCATGATTTTACAAAGTGGATGGAATATGAGCTTAAGAAGATGGAGGCGGAATGGACGAGATAAAGATAAAAAAGGAGTTGGAACGGCTTAAGTGGTTAAGAAAAGCCGCGTACATGATGCCGCCATGTAAAACAGCAGATGAAACAAGTATTAAGGTTACTAATCTTACCCTTCTTGGAGGGCAGATTGCAAAGCTTGAGAGGGAATTGTATGTCTGCCAGCATCCAGAGGTAGACAATTAAGAAACAAGAACGGTGAAATCCGCATAAATACAGAATGGGAGTGACATTTTACTCCAAATATATCTACACGGTACTTATTCACGCACAGATTAAGAATATATCACAGTTTATTATCTGGCATGGTTAGTCCTCCCGGCATGACCGGGAGGGGAAAGGAGAAACAATGGAAAGTATAATGCAGGACATTAAAGAATGCTTCCTGTGTAGAGAAGCAATGATTAAAAACAATAATTTTAAGAGGCTTCCATCGAATGATTTAGAGTGCCATCACATTATGCACGGTATGGCCAACAGGAAGATATCAGAGCATTACGGGCTTAAGGTATGGCTTTGTGAGGAGCATCACAGGACGGGCAAAGAGGCGGTACATAAATGCAGGGAAACAGACCTGAAGCTTATAAGAGCAGGTCAGAAGAGATTCGAGCAGCTATTCAGTCACGAGGAATGGATGAGTTTATTCATGAAGAATTATTTGTAGGAGGCAATATGACACAGGAAACATTGTTACAGATAGGCAGGCTGGGGCTTGCAATTGAGGATGGTGCGAATATGGTGCTGGATATGTACCGCGTAAAGGAAGAGCTTACTGGAGAAGATTTGTTTAAGGGAGAGCTGAGTGAAGACAGAAGCTATTATGCAGGATATACAGAGCTGTACAAGCTCCCAGGCATGAAAGACATAGTAGATGATGCGGCTGAATACATTAAGAACCGCTTAGGAGAAGTTATTGAGGAACACTGTAAGTCTTTAGAAGCCTGTATTTCTGCATTGGGTAATACTGTAACAGCAAAAGCAGATAAGCCGGACAGAAAGGCGAAGACACCCAGCTAAGAAACAAAATGACAAGAATGGATTCTATTGTGCAAAATGCGGCAGCTATATTTCTACACTTACGATAGATAGGACTACGTGGGGATATAAGAAAGGCAGTAAGTATTACTGTTCGTATAAATGCATGCGGGAATCGTGCAATAAGGAGGAATAATTATGTTTGATACATTTGGAGAATTTGATAGTGCTGAAGAAATAAATAAGGCGGCAGCAGGACAGCTTGCGCAGGGAGATACACAGGCTATAAGGGATATAGCAAGAGAGAATGGTCTTGATCCGGCTGATGCAGAGGACTATATAGACGGAGAAGTATCAGAGTTGTGCAATCCACTCATGGCGGCGCTTGGAAAAATCAAGGTCGAAGAGGAGGAACTTAAGCCGGTTGAGATAGTACAGGATTGGATAAATTATATAAAAGCACAGGTTACAGAGCATCCTGATATGGCTGTAGCGGTACGCAGAAAGGGAAAGACGATAAAAGGCTGTATAGCAGAGCTTCTTAAGTGGAGCTTTAAGAATTGTTATCCGGTAGATAAGGATATTGTTAAGGCAGCAGGCGTAGGTGCTTCTGTTAAGATGGGAATCCCTGGAATGGGAAGAGCGTATGAAATCATAAAGGCTTATTACCTTGGAGGCGCGAAATGAAAAGAAAACAGATTATCGCATACGAAGGGAAAAAACCTACAGGAAAACGAAAACTGACGCTTATAGCTGATATCGTAAGTTTTGATGGTGATAAGTACCTTATTGCAGATTTGTATAGCAAGAAGGAACTCATATATCGCGAAGTATATTGTAGCACCGGAAGATTCAACTATGACTATGAAAATCAAAAAGCAGACACAAAAATCTACTGGAACAATCCCAAAAGGAGAATGTTGAAAGAGGCATATACTACAGACCAGACAGTTGCAACTGTAAAGAAATATGCAAAGTTAATAGACACAAAATATTATAGCGAAGATGCTGTTGATATGCTTGAGTCAATTGAATTGAAGGTGGATAGTATGTCAGATCTTAGAAAGAAGCAGCGGGAGAATGACGAAAAAGAGAAATTATTTGAATTACTCCCGGAAGAGCCTAGAATTCTTCAAATGCGTATAGAAAGCAAAGTGAATCAGGGGAATATTATATATTACAAAAGACATGGAATATATGCTGATTATCATTGTTGCCAGTGCGGAGAAGATTATACGCTAAGAACAGAACCATACGAAGGAATTGAACCGATACTGACATATCCCAAGCCGGAAAGATTAAAAGCTTTTGAATGCCCTAAATGTGGAGACAGTGCATTGCTTTATCAAATGGGGCATGCCAAGTGTACATACCAGAATTTCACAACATTTTTATATCAGGTGGCAGCAGACGGAACCCTGATTACAAGAATGTATGATGTATTTGTAACAAGAACACCAAAAGGGGCAAGGAACATCGGAACAACAGAGTATGAGCGTGTGTTTATGCGTCCCGGATATTGTAGAGAATATTATAGATACAATTCAGAAGACAAATGGCGTAAAGACAGAAATGTGGCACTTAGCAATGTAATAGAACTTATTGAGGTCAACTATGACTGCATAAAGGACAGCCAGATGAAGTATCTTCCACAAGATATGTATAAAACAATATACAACATACCTGAAAGAATAGAACGAAAGTATCTGGCCAGGTATGAGACTGTGGAAAGCTTCGCGAGATGTCCACAACTGGAGACATTATTTAAGAATGATTTTAGAAATATTTGCAAAAGAATTCTATGGCAGAGAGGCAGTACAAGCAGTGTGAATAAGCATGCAAAGGAACTGTGTGAGATATTAAGAATCAGTAAACCACAGCTAAAGTATTTAAAGGAAAGTGGAAAAGTGGGAACTATTGGACCGGAAGAGATTAAAGCGTTCAAACAGATTGCTGATAAATACAAAATAAAAGAGCAGGATTATGACATGTTATTTGAACTGTATATGAGTTCTAACCAGACAGCATTAGAGTATTTATTAAGATTTCAGAGTGTTACAAAATTATGGAATATAGCACATAAGTATTTAGAAGATGACCATTTTGAAAATCTCAGGCAGGTACTTACAGAATATAAAGATTATCTTCGAGAACGTGAAGAAAATGGAGATGACTTAAGTAATACTGTTTATCTTAAACCAAGAAACCTGTATGAAACATATACACGAATACGTCTGGAAGCCGAGCAGAGAAAAAATGAGAAGTATATCACTGAGATGCAGCAGAAATATCCGAATATAAAGAGCAGATCAATGAAAATACCTAAGAAATATACATTTACGCATGAGGGATTAATTATAAGACCAGCCCTAGATGCTAAAGAAATTGTGTTAGAAGGGAGAATGCTTCACCACTGTGTCGGGAGTGATAACCAGCACTATTTGAAGGACTTTAATGCAGGAAAAGGTTGGATAATGGTAATCCGGGATATAAAGGCTCCTGACACTCCATACATTACGGTGGAACTAAAAAATAACAAAATAATGCAGTGGTATGGAGAGCATGATACTAAGCCGGATAGGGAGATTATAGAGGAATTTTTAAAAGAATATAAAAAACACATAGCTAAGAAAGAGAGGAAAACGGCATGAATGAAGTGCTATACACAAAAACATTTAATGAGTGGCAGCAGGAATTAGATACAGAGCTTGTAAAGAGTGCGGAAAGCTTTGTGAAGATAGGATATCTTCTTAAGGTTGCCAGAGATACAGACATACTTGCAAATACTGGATATGCAAATGTTGTGGAATTTGCGAAAGCCCGCTATGGTCTTGATAAAACACAGGTATCAAGGTTTATACATATTAACGACAGATTCAGCGAAGGCGGAAACAGTGCAGAACTGCAGGACAGATATAAAGGTATGGGATATGCAAAACTGACAATCATGCTGCAGCTTCCTGATGAAATTAATGAAGAGATAAGCGCAGATTTCTCCAAGTCTGAGATAGAAGATATCAAAAAGGAAATTGATGAGGAAAATAAGATATCTGACATTGAAGTATGGATGGAAGGTACACAGGAAGAGGCAGAAAAATATAACGAGCTTGGACAGGTCATGTATCAGCTTTTACATGATATGCCTGAACTATTTACCAAGATCGCACAGTCTTCTATAGAAACAGAAGAGCTGATGAATATATTAGCTCCATCAGGAGAGATGATATATTCAGTGCGTATTCCGGGAACTGGCCGACTAATGTTAAGTATTAAGGTTAATACAGGAAGAATAACGATAACTAATGTGCGAAGCATGGAAAAGACAGAGTGGAACATAGAGGACCTTGCAGATTTTTTGGTAGACATACTTAGCAGAGCTGATACAGAAGATCCAGCTAAGGCATGGACAAGCATCTATAAAGAGGAATATCCGAAAAAAGCAGAAGTTGCACCGGTGCAACAGGAAAAACCAGTGCAGAGGAAAGAGAAGAAAGTACAGAAAGCCAAGATAGAGAAGCCTAAGCCCCAGCCAGCAGAAGAAAATGCGGAAGAGGAGCAGATACCAGGGCAGGACAGCGTGCTTAATCATCCGGAGTATTTACCGGAAAACGGCAATAATAAGGCAGATTCCACAGAAAATGTGCAGGAAACAGATACATTTGTGGATAAGCAGCAGGAAAAACCGCCATATTTTGAAAAAGTTTCTGCGGAGAAAGAAAAAACAGAGCCAGAAATGCCAACAAATGCGATAAATACAGAATGTGAGAACGAAGTAGACGCACTTGGAAATTACATGGATTGTTGGGAGGCAATATGTGATGCACATCGCAAGATTGCCCTGTTTATCGAGGATTACAGCACATCTGATATAACACCGGATAATATGCGAATAGAAGCAGCACGCATAAATGCGGTTACATTGGCGGAAGAATTGGAACACTTAAAGGCTTTATAGACCGCATAAATACAGAATATGGAGAATGATTATGATTAAATGTGATAAAAATAGAATTGAAATAAAAGGAACACCGGTAATACTTGTTGGAGAATTAGGAACAGCAATACAGACTGTATATAGAGCAATGCTTAATACAGGTATTGATAAGGTATTTGCTGAAGAAAGAATTAAGAAAGCCTGTGAGCTGGCACTTTTAACAGACAAAGAGCAGGAAGAGGTATCGAAAGACCTTGATAGAAAAATAGATGAAAAGTTGGATAAATTGGCTAATGCAATATTAAAGGAACTTTTTGAGGGAGGTAGTAATGATGGTCAATAGAGATTGTATAATGGCTAATCTTGAGCAGAGAGACTGTAAAGGACTTAAAGAACTGTATTGCGCCAAGGAGGACAAGCCTTGTCCGTTCTATAAGCCGGAGACACTGTATAACAGAGATGGAAGCAAGAAAAAGTATAAAGGGAAGGTGAAATAGATGCGAAAGGCAATTCCTAAGCATACAAGAGAATTAGTGTATGCGAAATGCAACGGTCATTGTGCTTATTGCGGCTGTGATTTGGAATATAAAAACATGCAGGTAGATCATGTTATTCCACTAAACGGATGGAGCGAACAAGGTTCAGATACTATTGACAATATGCTTCCGGCTTGTAGGAGCTGTAATCATTATAAAAGTAGATCAACATTAGAAGGATTTCGTCAAATGCTTGAAGCTATGCCTGATACATTAATGCGAGATTGTGTTACATACAAAAATGCCGTTAGATTTGGTTTGGTAATACCTAACAAAAGGCCGATTAAATTTTATTTTGAGAAATTATCAAAACTAGATGTGGCAAATGCGTTAGAGATAGCAAAGGCAGGTGGAATAGATGAACAGTAGATATTTATTTAAAGCAAAAAAGAAGAACTGGCAAGAATTACTAGAAGACGAACAATGGGTTACTGGTACGATAATGTATATAGAGAATAAGTGTATGATGCTTATTGAAGACGAGAAAAATCTGCTTACATTTCATTATCTCGATGATGAAATGTGGAGTGCAAACATATATGCAATCGAAGTAGATGAATCTACAATTTGCGAATGTACAGGATTGACAGATAAGGATGACACGCTGATATGGGAAAATGATATTGTTGAAATTCTTAGCAAGGACGGTCGATTTGTTATTGAGTGGTCTGATACAGAAGCAAAATGGCAAATGCATAACTTTGAGGAAGAATATACAGTTAATTTTGACAATTACTGGTCACATGAAGTTGAGGTTATCAGCAATAAATTTAACAATCAAGAGTCATTAGAAAGTGAGGAAACAATATGATTAAGTGTAACAAAGGAATTGTAGAAATTGAGGGAAGAAGCTTTGGAGAGATAGAAGCGGACTTAACAACATTAATAAAAGCAACATATGAAATTATCGCTGAAAAGAAAGGTGAGAATTATGCTAAACAAAGAATAGAGACGGTATATAAGAGAGCCTTTATGTCGAAAGAGGAACTAATAAAAGAATTACTAAGAACAATAGGGATGATATAGGAGGAATAAACATATGTGGACAGTAACAAAGAAAGATGGCAGCAGTCTTAATATAGCCAGAGACAACAGCCTTGTAGAATACATAAATGAGCTTAACAACGAATCAGATCTTGATGAGATAGTAAAGATAGAGAGGTGTCCGGATGAGCAGAAGACGACATAAACACCTATGTGAGTATACCTGCTGTGAGCAATGTTCTAAGAGTGTGGCAGCAGACGGAACATATACATGTAATAACAAGACGGTTATAGAGAACTACATGCCAGCGGAAGATTACTTCTGGTGCGATGGAGAGATGTTTGTCAGGAGGGAACATGAGACTGATTGATGCAGATATTTTTAAAGAGTATGTTATGAAAGGCTTTCAAGACAATGAGGGACTTCTTAAAACTGAAGAATATAGGAATTTAGCAAGGCAAATAGCAGAGGCTTTCTGTCGAGATATAGACGAACAGCCTACAGCCTATGACATTGATAAGATTATTGAACTGCTGGAAGCTGAAAAAACAAAGGCCGGCAGTGAAAGTTACTGCAGAATCAAATACAACAATGGAGAGTGTGCTGACAAAATGTGTTTTGAGTGTATTACTGAGTATTTGATTGCAATTGTAAAGGGGGGCAGGGAAAAGTGACAATCGATGAGTGTATTTTAGAGTTCCGACAGAAAAGTTATGAGTTTGAACATGCTATGTGTGATGAAGGCACGCTGGAAGAGAGAAAATTCTATCAGACAAAATGGGAACATTATAAACAACTTACTGATTGGTTAGAAGAATTAAAGAAATGGCGAGAACCAAACACAATCATTGTGCGTTTGGAAATTGAAGATATAGAAACTATCAAGAATATGGCTGTTATAGACTTATATGATAAGGTGACTGAGGATATAAAAACAAGAATTAAAAACTGGAAAATAAATTGGTCTGATAGAGAGTTTGAATTGATGCATTATGCAGCTACTACTTGCTTGGAATCATTAAGGCACTATACAGAACATATAAAGGCAGGTGAATCATGAGTGACTAAAGAAAATGAGGATAAAAAGAAATGGTTAAAAAGATATCGTAGAACCAAAAGGAATCTGATAGTAACCGAACTTGCAGTAAAGGAACTGAAAGCAGCACAGATAATGGGAGCAAAGGGCAATGATGGAATGCCTAAAGGAAAAAATAACAGTTCCGATTTAAGTGATTATATAGTAAAACTGGAAGATAAAGAAAAGGAATATGAGAAAGCTAAAGAAAGTTACATTAAAATTTGTGATGAAATAATAAGTGCTATATATCTACTACCAGATAGCAGGCAACAGATGGTTTTGATATATAGATATATCACATCAGATAACAATGATTGGTCAGAAGTATTAATAAAAATGAGAGAAGCAGGGGAAGCGTATTCAATGCGACAGATATATAATATACATGGCGAAGCACTTAGAAATCTAAAAATATCTTAGAAATTTAGAATAATAAGCTTGACATATGGTGCACCATATGATAATATATACTTGTAAGGAGGTGATACATATGTCAGACAAAAAAGAAAAGTCCGAAGACGCATTAAAGACTTGGCTGGTCGGTGCGGCAACGGACTTGGTTATCGGAATAATTCTTCTTATTCTCGATAAGCTTCTAAGTTAGCTTAGAAAACAAGGAATGGGGCGAAAGCCCTGTTCCACTTAATAATATAACATAGTTTCAAGAAAGGAGCAAATGTATGTTAGGTAAGTTAGGAATATTTTTTATAGCGATAGGAATAGCAAAGATGATTATATACACAGTAAAGAAAGTGAGGAGCAATAGATGCCAGTAGGAGAGCCTAATAAGCAGACAATAGCATCTGCCAAGTATCAGAAGAAAGCAGGGTATGTATCTAAGTCATATAAGCTTAAGAAAGATATAGTTGAAGCGTTTGCTGATAAATGCAAAGAGAACGGAGAGAGTCAGGCGGAAGTTATAACAAGGCTTATGAATGAATACATAAGTAAAAAGCGCTAAGTTGCACCGGTACAACGTATATTAACAATATACTGGCAGCAGATAAAAGATTGCAGTGAATTGCAGTTTTAAATGTGTTATAGTATAAACTACAGAAAGAGCAAGGGAATCTTAAACGGATTCCCTTTTTAATTGCAATGGAATTTGATTACAACAGTAAGAGATGGAAACAGAAGAGAGCCAGAATATTAAGGCGGGACAAGTATATGTGTGTTGAATGCAGAAAGTATGGGCGACAGAGAGAAGCGGTCACGGTTCATCATATTAAGCATGTTGATGAATATCCAGAGCTTGCTTACATAGATTCTAACCTTGAGAGCTTGTGCAATGCATGTCACAATAAGATGCACCCTGAAAAGGGCGGACATAAAGCATAGCCCCCCTGTTTAAATGAAAAATTTTTAAGCCGTCTGGGACCGGGGAGGGGAACTCTTTCCAACTCTGCAAAAAATTATCAGGGAGGGGGAATGCCAAAATGGAGTCTGAAAAATGGAGAAGAAAAATCAAGGACAATCTCAAGAAATTAGGCACTTATGACGCTGCTTATAACTCTGTCATAAATACCTTGGCAGATACCCTGGAACAGCGCGATAAAGTTTACGGAAATTATAAGAAAAATGACGAAGACATGATTGTTGAGTATACCAATAAAGCAGGCAAGACAAACATGGTAACAAATCCTAAGATTGTACTATGGAATGAGCTTAACAAGACAGCGTTGTCGTATTGGAAGGAACTTGGATTGACACCTTCCAGCTTAAAGAAGATTGGAGGGGCAAGACCAGAGGAGAAGCCGACAGGTCTTGCAGCAGCACTTGCTTCAATTGAAAGCTAAGAACTGGAGTACAGTAATTGAATATGCAGAATCAATACGAGATGGAAAGAAAGTAGCTTGTTTGGAACTTAAGCAGGCAGTAGACAGATTCTTTCGTGATCTGGACAATCCAGAATATGAAGTCAATCCCAAAGCGCCAGAGTTCTGCATACAGATAATTGAAAAAACAATAAAGCATCAGCAGGGAGAGCGTATCGATGGAACACCATTGAGAGGCACTCCTTTTTTATTAGAGCCATTTCATAAATTTATAATATATAACCTTGTTGGTTTTTATCACAAGGGTACAGGCATTGTAAGATTTCATGAGGCTCTTATATTTATACCGCGAAAGAACATAAAGACTTCTTTTGCGGCTGCATTAGCATGGGCATTGTCATTATGGTACAGACGTTCAGGGTCAAAGGTTTATATTGCTTCAGCGGCATTAATGCAGTCACTTGAAAGCTTTAATTTCCTTGATTACAATGTCACAGCAATGGGGGAAAAGAAAGTAAGAGGAAGGAAAGGGGGAAGCGTAAATGTTATTGATAACAACAATGAGCACAGTATGGAAGCCACCCTCCCGGATGGGAGCTTTTATATAAGGGCATTAGCAGCAAATCCAGATGCACAGGATTCTCTTAATTGCAATATTGCAATCGTTGATGAAATACATGCTTTAAAAAAGCCTAAGCAATACAATCTTTTTAAAGAAGCTATGAAGGCATACACCAATAAACTGATTATAGGTATATCAACAGCAGGAGATAATGAGAATTCATTTTTGGGAAACAGATTGAAATATTGCAGGAAAGTTTTAGATAGAACAGTTAAAGATGAACAGTATTTTATATTTATGTGCTGTGCTAACCCTGATGAGAATGGTGATATTGATTATACGAATCCAAAGGTACATGAAATGGCCAACCCTGCTTATGGGGTATCCATTCGTCCAGAAGAGCTAATGAATGATTCGTTACAGGCTCAGAATGATCCACAGCAGAGAAAGGATTTCTTTGCAAAGTCGTTAAATGTATATACATCTGCTATTAAAGCATATTTTGACATTGAAGAATTCAGGAGGTCCGATTCTAAGTATAGTTGGACACTTGAACAATTGGCGAAGCTACCAATAAAATGGTATGGTGGCGCAGACCTGTCAAAGATGCACGATCTTACGGCTGCATCGTTATATGGTAATTATAACGGGATAGACATAATAATACCTCATGCATGGTTTCCTGTTACAGCAGCATATAAAAAAGCAGATGAAGATAATATTCCTCTGTTTGGTTGGAAAGATAATGGTTGGCTGGATATGTGCAACAGTGCAACGGTCAATCATGCAGATATAGTTAATTGGTTTATAAGCATGAGAAAGAAAGGATTCAAGATTATTGAAGTAGGCCATGATAGAAAATTCTGTAGGGAATATTTTATTGGAATGAAAAGAGCCGGCTTTAAGATTGTTGACCAGCCACAGTATTTTTACAAGAAATCAGAAGGTTTTAGACACATAGAAAAAGCTGTTAAAGATGGTAAATTGTACTATCTTCACTCAGAAGCTTATGAATATTGTGTTGAAAATGTGAGCGCAATAGAAAAAACAGATGACATGATTCAATATGATAAGGTTCAGCCGGAGCAGCGAATAGATATATTTGACTGCTCTGTTTTTGCGTGCATAAGGTATTTGGAAAATCTGGAAAAATCCAGCATTGCGTCAGGCTGGTTTGGAGGAAGTAAAAAGTGAGTAAAAGAAGAAAGAAACAAAATGTAAAAAGAGATGCTTCAGTTGGATTCCTTCTTTCTGGAGATGCATATACGACGCTATGTGGTGATGGATATACTCCATTAAACAAAAATCCGGAAGTAGTGACAGCATGTGGAGTAATAGCAGAACTGATTGCGTCAATGACAATTTATCTGATGTGTAATACAGACAATGGCGACATAAGGATTAAGAATGAATTAAGCAGGAAGCTTGACATTAACCCTAACAGATTCATGACGAGACATACATGGGTAAAGTGGATTGTAATGAATATGTTGCTTGGCGGAAAAGGGAATGCAGTTGTATATCCTACAACGGACGATGGCATATTAGGAGATATGATATTAATCCCACCAAGTCAGACATCATTTCTGCAGGATGGATATGGATATCAGATAGGGATAAATGGACGATATTATGATCCTGATAATGTACTGCATTTCGTATATAACCCGGATGAAAATTATCCATGGAAAGGCCGTGGGATAACGGTTGAGCTTAAAGATGTAGCCCAGAATCTTAAACAGGCATCAGACACAAAGAATGCATTTATGTCAAATAAGTTTCAACCAAGCCTGATTGTTAAAGTAGATGCCTCTGTAGAGGAGTTCCAGTCGCCAGAAGGCAGAGAAAAGTTATTAGAGGATTACACAGCGGGGGTAGAACAGGGAAGGCCTTGGATGCTGCCTGGAGAAATGATTGATATAAAAGAGATAAGACCATTGACTCTAGGAGATTTAGCATTAAACGATTCTGTTGTTCTTGATAAAAAGACGGTTGCATCTATTGTTGGAATACCAGCATTTCTTTTAGGTGTAGGAAATTACAATAAAGACGAATATAACAATTTTATATCGCGGAAAATAAAGGCGATTGCAGAAGAAATTGAACAGGAATTAACTAGAAAATTGCTGATAAGTCCTAACTGGTATTGGAAATTCAATGTACAGAGCCTTTATGCGTATGATATTAAAACAATCAGTGATGTATACAGCAATCTCTATGTAAGAGGTCTGTTTACGGGAAATGAGGTAAGAGATAAGCTTGGGGCATCTCCTATGGAGGGACTTGATGAACTTGTCTTATTAGAAAATTATATTCCGCTGGATAAGATAGGAGACCAGAAAAAACTTATACAGGAAGGAGATACGGATGGAAATTAAAGATATAGGAATGCAGATTCGGTCTGCAGAAAGCAAATTTAATACGAGGGAAGACGGAGAAGACCTTTACATTGAAGGATACTTCTCCGTTTTTAATAGCAACTACGAATTATGGCAGGGAGCAACAGAATCTATTGATTCTCACGCTTTCGACAATGCGCTTGGTGATGATATCCGGGCATTGGTTGACCATGACACGCACTTAGTACTTGCAAGGAATAAAGCAGGCACACTTGAATTGAAAATTGATTCGCGCGGATTATGGGGAAAAATCAGAATTAATCCGAAAGATTCTGATGCAATGAACCTGTATGAAAGAGTGAAGCGTGGAGATGTTGACCAGTGTTCTTTTGGATTTGACATTCTTGACCAGGAAACCGAGTACCGGGAAGATGGAACAGTTCATTGGACAATCAAGAGCGTAAAGCTGTATGAAGTATCAGTATGCACATTCCCGGCATATGAGGACACTTCGGTGTCAGCTCGTAAGAAGGATTACGAGGATATCAAAAAGAGAAGGTCAGAATTGTGGAAAACACAGATGACTGCACGAATTAAAGGAGGAAAATAATGGCATTAAAGGCATTAATGCTTCGTAAGAAGCTCACAGACGTAAAGAAGGCTCTTGATGAAGCAAGAGCGAAGACAGCCACTTTTGAGACTAGAGAAGCAGAGCTTGAACAGGCTATAAGTGAAGCTGAAACTGATGAGGAAAAGCAGGCTGTAGAAGAGGAAGTTGAAAAGTTTGAAACAGAGAAGAAGGAACATGATGAAGAGGTTTCTAAGCTGGAAAATGATGTAGCTGCTATAGAAAAAGATCTTGCAGATACAGAGGCTGAACAGCCAAAACCAGCGGCAAAGCCAGAAGAGAGAGGAGAAAGAAAGACAATGACAACAAGAAAATTCTATGGAATGGATATGCAGGAAAGAGATAGGTTCTTCGCCGATGATGGAGTTAAGAATTTCCTTGGCGAAATCAGATCATGTATCAAGGAAAAGAGAGCATTAACCAATGTTGGATTAACAGTACCAGAGGTAATGCTTCCACTTATCAGGACTAAGGTAGAGGAAACATCTAAGCTTGTCGGAAGGGTAAATCTTGCTACAGTGAGTGGTAAAGCAAGGACAAGAATCATTGGCACAATACCGGAAGCAATATGGACAGAAATGGTTGGAACACTTAATGAACTTGATCTTAAGTTTTACGATGACGAAGTTGATGGCTACAAGGTGGGAGGATTTATTCCAGTGCCTAATTCTATACTTGAAGATAATGATGTAGACCTTGCTTCTACTATCATTGATGCATTAGGTAAGGCAATTGGAAAAGCACTTGATAAAGCTATTGTATATGGAACAGGAACAAAGATGCCATTAGGTATAGTTACAAGATTAGCACAGGCTGCACAGCCTGAAACATATAGCGCAACAGCAAGACCATGGGCTGATTTACATGAATCACATATAATTACAGGAACAGGTGCTGCAGGACTTAATCTTTTTAAAGAAATACTCACTAATTCAGGTGTAATTGAAAATGATTACATTGAAGATGGTCTGGTATGGCTGATGAATAAGAAAACACATGATAAGATTAAGATTCAGTCCCTTGATAAGAATACTAACGCTCTTATTGTTGCTGGTATGAATAATACAATGCCGCTTATCAATGGAGATATCATTGAGCTCTCATTTATACCGGATGACAACATTGTATTTGGATATTTACCGGCATATTTACTTGCACAGAGAGCAGGCACAGCAATAAGCCAGTCAGAGCATGTAAGATTCATTCAGGACCAGACTGTATTTAAGGGAACTGCGAGATATGATGGAAAGCCTGCAATTGCTGAGGCATTTGGTGTACTCACAATTTCATCAGCTGCACCGACAACAACGGTAACATTTCCAACAGATACAGCTAATTAAGAGAGGTGATAAGCTTTGGACAACGCAAGTATATTGGAAATTATGAAACAGGATATAGGCATATCAGTTGAACTTCCACCAGAAAGAGAAGTATTTTTGACTAATTACATTGAGCTGGCCAGAGCTGCCATCGCAAGGGAAGGCATAACCGTTCTTGATAATATTGAGGACGGTATGCTTGTTGAAATGTATGCATCATATCTGTACCGAAACAGGAAAGAGGATAAACCTATGCCGAGAATGCTAAGGCTGGCACTTAATAACCGAAAATTAAGCAGGAAGGAGTTAAGTGATGGAGGGATATCTTGAACTTATAACGCCTGTATATGAAAATGATGAACTGAAGCAAAACATTAAAACAGGAGAAAAGGTTGATTCTGTATGGGTTGAAGAAATATCTGTTACACGGAGTGAGTTCTATAATGCCGGTAATAGCGGGCATAAAGCACAGTTAGCATTTACGACAGCCTCAGCGAACTATAGCGGTCAGAGTGAATGCAGATTTTGCAAGAAAGCATACAGCATATATCGTACATATAAGTCTGATAATGAGACGATTGAACTTTATCTTGAAGAAAAGGTGGGAATAATGTGAAGATAGGAATAGATAGTTTGTCAGAAACCGTAGCACAGGAATTAAGCAATTATTCAAGAGAAGTAAATAAGGCTCTACGAGATGAGGTGAAAACAACAACTAAGCAATGTGTTAAAGATATCAGGGAGGCTGCTCCAGAGGATACGGGAGCATATAAGAAGAGCTGGACATCTAGGGTTCAATATGAAAGTGAAGATGATATCCGGACAGTTGTATATGCAAAGGGAACAGGAGCAAGCTTAACGCATCTTCTTGAGAATGGACATGCGAAGGTTGGCGGCGGAAGAGTAAAAGCATATCCACATATTGCTCCGGCAGAAGAAAAAGCAAGTGAAAGCTTGTTTAACAAAGTGAAGGTGAGATTAGGAAAATGACGCTTGGGGAGTTAATAAAAACATTAAGTACAACAAGTATTCCAATAACATACAGAGCATTTGAAGAAGGGAAGTCGCCAGGGCTTCCCTTTATATGTATAGTTGATGCAGATACAGATAATTTTTTTGCAGATGGCAAGGTATGGCATGAAATTCATGCAGTTAATATTGAGTTGTATACGAAGAGTAAAGATATAGAAACGGAAAACAAAGTAAAAAAGGCGCTTAATGATAATGAGATACCATGGCAGCAGACGGAGGTATACATTGAATCAGAAAAGTGCTATGAGCAAATATTTAGTATGGAGGTATGACATGGGAAAGAATAAGGTTAAGTACAATCTTAAAAACGTACATATTGCAGTAAAAAAGGCATCTGGGACATATGACACACCATTTGAGTTACCCGGAGCGGTAAATATGTCACTTAGTCCACAGGGAGGACTTGAACCATTTTATGCGGATGGTATCAAGTATTCTGTCAGTTCGACTAATAATGGATATGAAGGAGATCTTGAGATTGCTCTTGTTACGGATGAATTCAGAACACAGATATTTAAAGAGTACACAGATAACAATAAAGTTATGTTTGAAGATGCAGATGCACCGACAGTAGAATTTGCGCTCGGCTGTCAGATCGATGGAGATGCAAAAGAAACAATGTTCTGGTTTTATGGCTGTACAGCAACAAGACCGAATGTTGATGCACAGACCAATGAGGATAAGAAAACACCGCAGACGGATAAGCTCACAATATCTGTTGCCGGTGATGATTTTACTGTTGGTGGAAAGAAGAAACGACTGGTAAGAGCCAAGTCAACAGAGGAAACCACTACTTCACTGGAAACATGGTTTGAAAATGTTGTTTCACCGGTTGAAGCTGCATAAGGAGAATAATTATGGCAACAAAAAGAAATATAGAAATTGGTGGTATAGTATGCCACTTTAGAAGCTCAGCAGCAGTACCAAGAATATATCGGCTGATGTTTTCAAGGGATTTGTTTAAAGACATGTCAAAGCTGGCAGATGAATTGGATAAATCAAACAGACTGGAAGAGAAAGAAAAGAAAAAGGCGGAAGCAGAGGGCAGGGCTTATGTTAAGTCAAGCACTCTGCCTCTTTCATCTTTGGAAATGTTTGAGAATATTGCATATGTTATGGCTAAACATGGAGACCCGTCACAGCCAGATAATATAGAGGAGTGGCTGGATCAATTTGAAATGTTTGATATTTATGAGATTTTACCTCAGATATTAGACATGTGGAAAATTGAAACACATCAGGAATCAGAACCAAAAAAAGTGTAGGCGAGATTGACAGAGAACTTAATACTCCTTTGTATTTGCTTAGGGTTGTTCAGTTAGGGATATCAATATCAGATTTAGAGCTGTTAAGCATAGGATTGGTGAATGATATGTTTATTGAATATAACAACGATGATTGTGAGTATGCAAGAAAAGCAACGCAGGAGGATATAGACGCTTTATAGGAGACAAGTATGGCTGGAACAAAAATAAGAGGAATAACAATAGAGATTGGCGGCGATACATCAGGTCTTAATAAAGCACTTGGTTCGGTTAATTCGCAGATAAAAAGCACCCAATCTCAGTTAAAAGATGTTGAGAGATTATTAAAATTAGATCCAAGTAATACAGAACTTCTTACACAGAAGCATAAACTTCTTAAAGAGGCTGTTACAGAGACTAAGGATAAACTTAAGACATTAAAAGAAACACAGGATAAAATAGATAGTGGCAAGGTTACTACATCGAAAGAAGCTTATGATGCCTTAAAAAGGGAAATAGTGAGTTGTGAAACGAGTTTGAAAGACTTGGAGAAACAAGCGGCACAGAGCAATGTCAGTTTAGTAAAAGCGGGACAGGCATTTGATGGTATAAGCCAAAAGACAAGCGGTGTTGGCAAAAATATGTCGAAATTAACAGCTACTGTTGCAGGAGTAGGAGCTGCAGGAATAGGTGCGGCAATGTCGCTGGATGATGGATATGATACGATTATTACAAAAACAGGCGCAACAGGAAAGGCACTGCAAGAACTGAATGATGTCGCTGATGATATATATAGCTCAATGGCTGTATCAATGGAGGATGTGGGAATAGCAGTTGGTGAAGTTAATACAAGATTTCAGGCAACTGGAAAACAACTTCAGGATTTATCAGAGGAATTTTTAAAATTTGCACAAATTAATGGAACAGATCTGAATACTTCTATAGATACAACTGATGCAATAATGACCAAGTTTGGTATTGACACATCAAGAACATCTAATGTTTTGGGCCTATTTACTAAAGTTGGTCAAGATACGGGAATATCAATGGATACATTGCTAAACAGTCTGCAAACAAATGGTGCATCATTGCAGGAGCTAGGCTTTAGCCTTACGCAGTCTACCATGTTACTTGCTCAGATGGAAGCAAGTGGTGTGGATACAACAATTGGTATAACATCACTAAAGAAGGCTGTTACTAATCTTACTGACAGCGGGAAACCATTAAATACAGCATTGTCAGAAGTTATATCATCAATAAAAAATGCAAAAAGTGATACAGAAGCATTAAATATTGCGTCATCAACATTTGGAAGTAAAGGTGCTGCTGAAATGTCGAAAGCTATAAGAGATGGAAGGTTAGATATAAACGATTTGGCAGCATCATTGCAAAGCTATGGTTCTGTAGTATCAGAAACATTTGAAGAAACACAAGACCCATGGGACGAGGCAACAATTGCCACTAATAATCTCAAACTTGCCGGAGCAGATTTAGGTTCAACTTTATTGGAAACATTAACACCTAAAATAAATAGTACGGTTGAAGCAATTAAAAATTTTGCACAATGGTTCAGAAGCTTATCAGATGAACAAAAAAACATCATATTGATAATTGTCACATTAGTGGCAGCAATAGGACCGCTTTTTATATTTATTGGTAAAATGGCTAGTGGAGTCTCGGCAATAATAAAAGTTGTTCAGGTACTGATACCTATAGTGAGCTCTTTAAATGCTGTATTAGCTGCGAATCCTATAATATTAATAATTACAGGAATTACAGCTCTGATAGTTGCAATTGTACTTTTGTATAATAAATGCGAGTGGTTTAGAGATGGTGTTAATGCTGTCGTAGGAACAATAGTAGATTTTGCAAAAGAAGTGTGGGATAAGATAAGCACATTTTTTACTGAAACTATTCCAAATGCTTTTGACGCTGTAATATCTTGGTTTAAAGATAACTGGCAAGGTCTTTTGCTCCTTTTAGTGAATCCGTTCGCCGGAGCTTTTAAACTATTATATGATAACTGTGAAGGATTCAGAAATTTTGTAAATGGTTTTGTAGAAAAAGTAGTGGATGCATTTACAGGATTTGCGTCTGACATAAAAGAAAGAGCTGTAAGCATAGGAACACATATTACAGATGGAATTGAAGTTGCAATAGATTATATTCGTGATTTACCACACAAAATGACAGAGTGGGGCAAAGATATGATTGATGGATTTGTAGCAGGAATAAAATCAAAAGTAAGTAATGTTGAAAATGCTGTTATAGGTATAGGCAATAAAATTAAGAGCTTTCTTCACTTTTCAAGACCAGATGAAGGTCCTTTGCGCGATTATGAGACTTGGATGCCTGATTTTATAGGAAGAATGGCAGAACAGATAGAGCAACAGAAGGGCAAAATAACTAATGCTGTACAGAGTATGGCGGGGGAAATGAAATTTACACCAGCTATAGCAGGTACATCTAGCACAACAAGTAACACCACAAATGTATTTAATGGAAATTATAAGTTTAATGATAAGTCTGATATTGATTATTTCATGAATCAGGCGGCACTTAGACTGAAAGGAGCACGATGATAGTTAATGGTACAGATTTAAGGACTAAATATGGTCTTAATGTTGTATGGCTTAGCCAGACGATAAACCCTCGGACGGTGAATGTATATAATAATTGGCTTGATGGTGCAATAGACCCAGCTAAATATAAGAAGACAAAGTATACAGAATTTGAGATATACATTGAAATGCTTGTTAAATCTGAAAGTAAAGAAGATTGTGAAAAGTTAATGAGTTCTCTGATGGCAGACTTTGAATCAGGAATTGTTCAGCTGGATGACATGGAATTCTTATATAAGTTTGATATGGCCAAGGAGCAGAGAGAATTAAAGAAAAGATGGTTATATCATTATGAATTGACATTAACAGGTCATGCAAAACTTGGAAAGCCAGTTAATGAGAGCTTTACAGGAACAAAATACACAACAACTATTAAAGGCACAGCAGAAACTCCTGCTGTGCTTTCTTTAACATCAGATATTGCGTTAGGAAGTCTTACAGTAGAAGGTTTAACTGAAGATATTATTACAATTTCCAATGTTGGAAGAAATACAAGTATTCTGATTGATGGAGAATCATGCCAAGTAACTGAAAACGGCGAAGATATATTTGATAAGGTTGATTTATGGAGCTTTCCAAGGGCAAGTCCTGGAGACATTACGATTAAGCTGGGGAGCACATGTAGTGCAAAATTAAGCTATTATCCAAGATATATTTAAGGAGGCAATATGAAACTTAAGTTAGGTGAAATAAAAGAGGAGATAATTGGACTACGGAAGGTCTATGATAAGAAGCTTCCGGTGGCATTAAGCTATTCTATAGCTACCAATGAGAAAATGCTTTTTGAAAAGTATAAAGAAGTTGAGGAACATCGCGAAAAAATATTCAAAGAGGTTTGTCTGAAAGATGATGACGGTGTACCAATTATGCTTGAAGATGAGAAAAAAGGCACTAAGGAATATACATTTGAAACAGATGCTATAAAGAATGAGGCAATTTCTAAGGTAGAAGAACTTTATGAGCTTGATGAAGATTTTGACATTAGAACAGTAACGATGAATGTTATTGAGCTTACAGAAACAGATCCTAAGTATGATATTCTTACAGCACAGGATATGTCAGCATTATTATTCATGATTAAATAAGAGGAGGAGCGGCTATGCTGAAATACATTGATAAAAATGGCAAGAAAAAGCCGCTAATTGAATATTCGGATCTGTGTATTGAAGAGGTGCTTGACTATGGAGATAAGACACTAACATGTAATGTTTCTGTGAAATGTTCTGTGGCACTGGAGGATATAATCAGGACCAGGACTGATGAATATGTAATAAAGCAGAAAAGCGGGCCGGCTGATGACGGTACATATACAGTAACAGCAAAGCTTAATATTGACGAGCTGGAAGGGACTCCTTTTATATCTTTTGATACCACTGAAAAAACAGCACTGGAGGCGGCTCAGCTGGCTCTTGCAGGTACTGGGTGGACATGCGAATGTGATGTAAAAAAGAAACGTACTGTAAGAATGACAAATGCCTCATCATGGGAAATATTAAAAAAGATAGTTGATACTTATATGCTGGAAATGCGAATTGACAGTATAAATAAGACTATCATATTAAAGGAAAAAATTGGTTCGTATAAGGGAGCATATTTTACAGACCAGATCAACTTGATATCTTTAGAGAGTCAGGCAAATACAAATGATTTTTATACAAGGATTTATCCAATAGGAAAAGATGGACTGACAATTGAAAGTGTAAATAATGGCAGTACCGTATTGGAAAATCATATATATAGTTCTAAAAATAAGACATATATATGGAAGGATGAAAGATATACGGATCCGCAAAGTCTGAAAGAAGACGCTGCCGAGAAGCTGGCAGATATGGCACAGCCATATATTGCATATAGCTGTTCAATACTTGATTTGTCTCAGAACAGCAAGAAATATAAGAATTACAATATTGGAGATGAAGTTGTATTAATAGACAGCTTTTCTAAGACGAAGATTAAGCAGCGAATAAAAAAGATATCTAGATATCAGGATGATCCGAGTAAAGATACATGCGAAATTGCTAACCTGAAGCTCACATTTACTGAGATGCAGCAGAAACTTAACGATGCAGCAGACACAGTAAATAATATTACAACTGACAATGGAACAGTAGATGGCAGCTCCATAGATGATATGGATGCCAATAAACTAACAAATGTTGATGATGTAGTATCTAAAACGGAAAGCTTTAAGAGTATTAAAACAGAAGTATTAACTGTTACAGGTGAGTTACAGAGTGCATCAGGTAAAATCGGAGAACTTGAAACCAATAAACTTGATTCAGAAACGGCAAGGATTACATATGCAACAATAGAAAATTTAAAAGGCCTTTCCGGAGAATTTGAACAGTTCAAGACGAATGATTTTACTGCGATAACAGGAAAGGTTAATGACCTTACTGTTGGAGTAGAAAAAGTAAATACGCTGATGTTTGGCTCTGCCACAGGCGAAAGCATTACTACAGATTTTGCCAATAGTGTTATTAGCATGATAGGTATAGCACAGATTAAGGATTCTATGATAGATTCCTTAGATGCAAAGAAAATAAAGGCTCTGGATGTTGACACAACAGATGTAAAGGTACACAGCAAAGACGGCAAATCACAGTGGACTGATAACACTA